CTAGATTTTAGAAAGGGCCGCAGATAACTGCTTCCCGATTTGCAACACCGCTGGCCTCGAATCAGATTCTGGCGCCAACGTACTACCCGACGAAATCGATACGACTAACTCCGACGGTAATTCTTTAACAGGATAGCCTAATTTCTTGAGCGATTTTTCTATCTGTGCGGGCGACTTCATTTTAGATTCCCAAACGTCAGCAATGTCGAGTTTGTTTTCGTCTGCCCACTTTACAACTTTATCTTCATCAACCCACTGACGTGTACCGCGCTTGGCCACCAGTTTAAAGCCTGGCACCGGTTGACCATTCTCTAACATTTGCGTTGCTAATGCACGTAAATCTTTGATATAGTTTTCAATCGTATCAGCTTGCTCTAGTTGCAAAGCAATTTGATCGATCGGTAATGCTTGCAATTTGTTTTGCAATACGCGCTCAACTTGGCCTGTCATCTTAGGGCAAATTGGTTTAGCCGCGCACCACCGGCAATGGTCGCCTGTATCAAACATCGGCGCTTCGCTTTGACTAGCGTGCACGGCACGACGCAACTCTTGCTCAAACAATGCAACGCGTTGCGGTGTAGTTACCCAGCGTCGGATTTCTGGCGGCTGAACGATGATACATTCAATTTCAGTGGCGCCCTCAAAAATCCATTTGGCTTTATCGGTTCGCATTGCGGCGGCCGCGTAGAACAAGAGTTGGTAGTTTTCTTCAGCAGTAACCAACACACCGTCGCCAAACTTCCAATCAAGAACAATAGCGCGATTATCGATCCGCCCCAAAAGATCAGTGCTACCAAATACTCCAGGCAAAAAATCGCCAAAACCAACGCGAGTTTCGACCATATATGCCATTCGTCGATCTGGGTCGATTTCTGCAAGCGCCGCGAGCGCAACGTCAATTTTCTCATCGATCAACTCCTGTGTAAGTGTTTGCTCTTTGTATTTAGTACCAAGATATTTTTCAGGCGCTTCATTAAATTCAAGCACATCAGCAATCACGTTATGCAGTAGCGTACCGCGATCGGCAAATTCGTTTGGGATGTCTTTCGATGGTATTTGCTGAACTAGCTTAACTGATGCTGGGCATGCTATGACGCGCTTGGCGGTGCTGCCGCCTACGATGTTGGAATGTTGCACTTTACTCTCCTTTACTGTTTGAAAATTCAGGATAAAACATTAAAGAATCCCTTGTCAATACTTTTTTTATGATTTATATTTCGGACATGCTAGAAAAAGAAATCGAAAACTACTTTGTCTGGACAGTTGAACACGCTGGCGGCAGAACGTATAAGTTCAAGTCGCCAACACAACGCGGTGTAAGTGATCGCTTGGCGTGTATGCCTGATGGATCAACGTGGTTTGTAGAATTGAAACGACCCAAGGGCGGCAAATTATCGCCGCTACAAGTGATATTTCGCGATGACGTATTAGATTTACATCAGAAGTATGCGTTACTAAACACGAAAGAAAAAATCGATGAGTGGGTTAAAACTCAGACCTTACCAAGACGAAGCGGCTGACTTTCTCTATGAGAATGACAAGGCGATGATCTTGGCGCCCGTTGGCGCTGGTAAGACTGCGATCACGTTGACAGCAATGGCCGCGATGATTAAAGACAAACACGCGAAACGATTTTTGGTTGTGGCACCCAAGCGCGTTTGTACTGATGTGTGGCCTGTCGAATTACCGAAGTGGGCGCCAACTCTTACGATGAACCTAGCTGTCGGTTCTCCGTTAGAGCGGCTGCGCGCTGTCGATAATCCGTCAGATATCGTTGTCATTAATTACGACAACCTGCAATGGTTAGCGGATTACGGTGTGGCTGGGTTTGATGCGGTGGTGTTTGATGAACTGACACGATTAAAGAACCCATCCGGCGCACGATTTAAAGCGCTACACAAAGTGATTGATCGATTTGCTATTCGTTGGGGCTTAACCGGATCGTTTACTAGCAATGGCCTTGAAGACGTATTCGGGCAGTGCAAGATCATCAATGAAAAGTTATTAGGCCGCAGTAAGGGCGCGTTTATGCAGCAGCACTTTATTTTGGTCAACCGCGACTATGGTGAGTGGATGCCTAAACGCGGCGGCTTGCAAGCGGTGATGCAGAAGATTAAACCGGCGACGTATCTGCTAGAGCCTGGCGAGTATAGCGACACGTTACCGCCGTTAAATATTGTAGAGATAAGCAGCACGATGGACATGGCGCACTACTCAAAAATGAAGCGAGATTTTGTAGTTGAGTTTGGCGGTGACGATAGAGCAATAGCAGCAAACGCAGCAGTGGTTACAGGAAAATTGCAACAGATGGCGTCTGGGTTTGTTTACCAGACAGAAAAACAAGCATTAGTTCAACCAGGCAAGTTTGCTACTACAAAAACTGCCATTTGGTTTAGCACACATAAATTTGACCGACTAGAGGAACTATTAGAGGAAAACCAACATGCGAATACGATCATTGCGTATATGTATCAGGAAGAGCTTGCAGAAATTAAGAGGCGCTATCCCAAGGTGGTTACGTTGGATGAAGCGAACGCAATCGAGCGGTGGAACCGAGGCGACGTGGAGTTGCTCGCTGTGCATCCAAAATCAGCAGGACATGGGCTTAACTTACAGCACGGAGGGTGTCATATGGTCTTTCTGTCGTTGCCGTGGAGTTTGGAACTCTACGAGCAAACCATCGGCCGGCTCCATCGTTCCGGTCAAATGCGAGCGGTATGGGTCTACGTCTTTATGGCGGAAAAGACAATCGATGAAAAAATACTAGGCGCGCTGAAAGACAAGCGCGCCATATCTGATGTTGCATTGGAGGAATTGAAATGAGTGACTACGACATACACAGTTGCGGATACTACTGCGATCGACATGCTTGCATTTTAAGGCAGCGCGATGAGTTGAGAGATAAGCTGTTTGAAGAAATCCGCGCGTCCGAAAGGATTATACAAACTTCGGACAAAGAAATAGCAGAATCCCCACAATCGTGGGTAAAAACTCATAAAAAGGTAACAAAATGAAGAAACCAAATTGGGCTGAGATGAATAGTAGATTGTCGTCTCTTACCGAAAAACAAGTTTATGTAATGCTGCAAACAGAATTGGATACGTACCGCAGGGCGTCGTATTTAAATCGTTTGCATCAACGCTATTGCGCGCTACGTGACGCTAGAGAACGTAAAGAAATACTAGCCAAGGCCGCCGCATGAACTGTAAAGATTGCGGGGCAAGAACTTATGTAGTCTATACCCAAAAGCAGCCTGGCGGCGTTAGACGGTTGCGCAAGTGCAATAAGTGCGACTTTAGATCGTATACGGGTGAGGTATGGTTAGCACTGTTACCGCCGCCAGAACCAAAACCTATTTACACTAAAGAAGAAATTGCAGCAATGAAGAAGCGAGAAGTATCAATCCGAAGAAAAAACGAAGATAGGAGAAACAATGAAGAAACGTAACGACATTAGCGTAAGCGATCATTACATTTACACGCCGTCTACTACAGACGTGACAATCCGCTGGCGCGCAAAGTACGGTTGGGTGCCGCCATCAGAAGACCCAAGATTTATGAAGAAATGGGCCGACTTCCGTATGCGTTGCGTCCAAGGTATCGAACAAATAATTAATCATTAAATGAGGTGAAACCATGAAAAAATTAATACCCCTTCTTTTTTTAACCGGCTGCTCAACATTTGATTTACCCAATACCGCGTTGACGGTTGAAAAAGATGTTCAGCCTATGAGCCGCAATGAAGTCATTATGGCCATTCAAGATTGCGAATCGAATCGCACTCGCGCTGTCATGATACTGGCCAAGCGAAAGATTTCAGGGCGCACATCTGACGTTGTTGTCGATGTTACCTGCGCGCCGCGACCGTCGTACTATTGATAGCGCGCATAAAAAAAGCCCAGGCAAAAAGCCTGGGCTAAGTCGCTGTTAGTGGCAGCGACGCGAGAAATTAATTAAGCTGCAATGTCGAACTCAAGCCAAGCATCTTCTTCATCATCGAAGTATACCCAGACTTCCAATTCGTCGTTGAAGTAGTAAGCATAGCCAGCATCGTCGTACTCAACATCAGTATCTTCAACCCAATCGTCTGACTCTTCGTCGTAATAGCAAAGAACGCCATCTTCGTCGTAAGCAAACTCAAGCTCATCATCTTCCAAAATTACCAAAATTGTAATAGACATAACACCCCCAATAGATGTAGCCCCCACGGCCACACAACTATCTTAGCCTATGATTCTTACACTTTAAAGACGTTTCCACGGAAATAGATAATACCTTGTTCTTCATCCAATACCTCACATAATTCAGGAGGTAATAGCTTGCCGTTATAAAATGTCAAAACAGCAAAACCCGAGCGGTGGTTGCGAGCGTTATCTTCTGAGTAACTAAACTGTTGGCCGTTGACGTCGGCAAGCGACCCTGTATCGACGCCGTAACGTGTGCCATTGTAATCGGTGAATGGCGTACATTTTAGCGAGTGAAGATGGCCAGTGACGATTGAAGTACCAGCCTTGAGTGTGTTGTTATAAATAGCATGAATTCCGTTATGCCAGCGATGCTTAATCATACAGTTACCATTAACCATAAGCGACATGCTAAACTTCCAGCGTGGAAAATGATCTGTCAAGTTCATACCCATGATGCCCTTGAAGCCCTCACCTACTTGCGCGCATAGCCTAGCATTAAATCTTTGGTCATGATTTCCCCAGAGAAAATGCAGCTTACTGTTAAGCGATGCCGCTTCAATCTCAGCTAAACGCTCTTGACAGGCTTCAAGTTCTTGCTTAACGCTGGGTGTGGCTTCCCAAGTGCCGCCAGGTGGATGGCGGCTGATTGATGCACCGTCGAACGCATCGCCATTAATTACGATCATGCGTGGTTTTAGCGTTTCAGCAAAAAGAACAAATGCGCGATGCGCAGTTGATACGATGCCAGGCCAGTAGTGGCAATCACTAGCAACCATAATTGTGCCGCTATCTAGTTCAACATTAACGCGAACGCCGTTTTCAGGTATTGAAATTTTAAAATCAGGGCTGCGCGGACTTGCTGCGTTTAGAATGACGCCATGCTTTTTTTCTATCTTACGGCGGCGCACATTAACCGCACGTATCGATAGGCCAGTTTCATTGGCCATATCGGTTACAGATTGTAATCGACCCCACGCCGCAATAAAATCATCATCCGATACTTTAGTAGCCATTAGTTCACCTTGCGTATGAATTCGCCGCACCAATCAGCGCGGGCAGTGACGGGTATGCAACTATCGTAACCATCTTCCGCTTCAATAATCATCGGAGGATAGCGCCTACAAAAACCCAGCTCTTCTTTTGGTTCGCACATAAAAAAAGCGCACGAAACGCACGCTGGCATACAATCGGCGGGGATTGATTTTTTAGGCATTTCTGATGTATATCATATATTTATTAATATAATGTTACAAATTACATTAGATAGATAGCGCGTTCGTCTTTGCGTCGATTCTCAAGACCACGTAAAACTTTTCCGGCGGCCTTTGTGTATTTCATAAACTCATCAGCAGCGCCAGCGTAGTCGCCTCGGTTATGCTTCTGGCGCAGCGTTGATCGTTGCAGGGTGCCTAATCCTAGATTGAATGAGAAACTTACAAGAGCGTCAAGCCAGCCTTGGCTATTAATAGCGCTAGGGCAATAACGCAAAACTCCCGCAACAAAACGGTCAAGGTCTTTTTGAAGAATGGCATCGACTTCCTCCATCGTAAATGTTCGGTTCCACTCCGTAGGACAAGGTAGGAGCTTCCTAGCATCTACCGACAATTTCGTATGGTTAGGATCAATTACGTGGCCCACACCGATCGTCCAAAGAAATGCAGGGCATCGGTAAGGTTTAATCCTTACCCCTTCGTGGTGCTTAATCATCTCAAGCGCTTTAGAACTTATCATTTGCCAAAAGCCCGACCGCCGAAGTGAAACGCAATAATCGAAGCGAATAACGCTTGCGTCTCGTTATCCCATAACTGGTCGGCTAACGCTGTAAACTCCACGCCTGTCGTCAGACCCTTGTACGCAATAACCGCGTCAATACCGACTAGCAGGAAAAAGAAACCATACGTAATCACAGGGCGCACACTAGCGCGTAAGTCTTTCATCCACTTGCTTGTGCCTTCGCTAAGTGCGGCGTCGTGGACATAGATGGCATTCATCTCCGCTTTTTGTGCGTCGATTAGCGAGACTTTCTCCGCAGATTGTGTCTGGGTTTTGATCTCGTCTAGCTTAATGGCTTCTATTTTTTCTTGCGCAATAAAGCCAGCAGCGGCTAATTGCAACTCGCGCTCAGTCTGCATCTGCGCCAGCTTTAGTTCGTGGGATTTGTCTGATCTATCTTGAAAGAAATCGAGTAACTTAGGTAAGCCACCCATCAAGAACGACACAAAAGTTGAGAAAATTGTAAGCATGATTATCCTTTCTATGCAAAAGCCACTGTCTATTATCGATTCTGTATTTCCAACATCATTTTTATGCGCAACTCACGCATTTTCTTTGTCTCTTCCATCGCCATAGCAGTAGCGTTTGACATATCGCCATACATGATTGCCAGCGCAGGGATCGCAACAACTAGCACAAGACACACCACAAGGACGGCAAAGAAGATTGCCCACGAAATGTGTGACTCATCCTTAGCAGAATCATTACCCATAGGAACCACAATATTATGAAGACTACCGCGATTACCAGCGTCATCTGCTCCGCGATTTTTCTTTTTATATAATCCCGTCGCCATTGAGCCGCCCGTTGTTTTATTAATTCCTGCCGCTGAACTTCAGCGCGTTCCTCTTTAATCCTATCCCGCAT